GTTCTAAAGTAAAAGGAATAGGTTGTTCAAAGGGTTACCCTGCACAGGATGCCTGCACAGGTAAATCCTCTTGTGCAGGAACCGCGTGCAGGCAAAATCTCGACAATTATCCCGACAGAAGGGCGCGATCTCCTCCTCTGGGCTCACCCGGGGTTTAACTTTCGCCCTATTCGCTCAGTGTGAGTGAGTAAGTGAGGCTTTTGGTAAACCTGGGCAGAATAGCCTTGACTTCCAATCGAAAATGTGGTTCATAGGCATTACCTCCTTCGCGTGCGCGCCTGAACATGGTTCAGGCTGGCCGTGAGCCGGAGGTTTTTGTCGTATGGCGGCGGATAATCGGAAGAGCGGCATGGCCGACGGACCAAAAGAACCCAAGGAGAAGCGGCGCGTGCCGAAGGTCGGCGAGATCACCAAGTCCACGGGCAAGCCCCGTCGATCCCCGAACGCCAAGTCCCGCCCCAAGGCCAATCAAACCTCCTGGCGCCGCAAGCTCCAAGTCTCTCGCATCAAGTTTGATGACATCGCCAAGGAGATTTTCCTGGAGGCGTTCCGGCAGAACAATCTCAAAATGAGGGCGTGCGAGCAAGCCGGCGTTTCGCTTGTGACGGTGAACGACCACCTCAAGAATGATCTCGAATTTGCGGAGGCCTACGACCAAGCCGTTCAGGATTGGCGCGATTACGTTGTCGAGACGGCAATCGTCAAGATCGCCCTTGAGGGTGTTGAGGTGAAGAAATTCGATAAGGATGGGAACGTTGTCGAGGAGCGGCGCGATCATCCGGTCCAACTTCTCCTCGCCGAACTCAGGCGGGTCGATCCGGGATACCGCGATAAGTCAACCCTTGACGTGAACTCAGGTGGCGGCGTTCTTGTGGCCCCGGCGGATATGACCCCGGCGACATGGATGAAGCAGCAGCAACTCAAGAACGAAGATCGCAAGAACCCCATGCTGGAGATTGAGCATAAGGTCGTCGAAACTTTGGACGGCGATGATGATGTAGTTGACGCGGTGCCGGTTGAACAGGTGGTCCGTGGTTGAGGGCAACTTCATCAAGGGCGGCGTTTATGTCCCAACGGAGTCTGAGGAGGAGGATTTCAAGCTCCGATACCTGGAAGCCGTCAAGGTCGAAGAGGCGATCCCGGTCACCATGCCGGACGGCCGGCAAGCTGAATGGTGCCCGCAGGACGGTTCGCAAAACGACTTCATGCAGTGCTCCGTTTTCGAGTGCCTGTTCCACGGAACACGTGGCCCGGGTAAGACCGACGGTCTGTTAATGTCCTACGCGCAACATGTTGGCAAAGGGTATGGTGCAGCATGGCGTGGTGTCATTTTCCGACAGACCTATCTCCAGCTTGCGGATATTCAGGCGAAAAGTGAGAAATGGTTTCGTCTGATCTATGGTTCCGACGCTAAATTCAACAAAGCAAAAATGCAATGGGAATGGAAAACAGGTGAAATGCTTATGTTCCGGCATATGGCACGTCCGTCTGACGCTCTAGGTCTTTTGGGTCATGAGTATCCATTTATAGGGTGGGAGGAATTATGTAATTGGGCTGATGACACTTGTTTTACACAAATGTTTGCATGTAGTCGTTGCTCAACAAAGGGCGTTCCCCGCATGATCCGAGCAACGACTAACAGTTATGGGCCAGGACATAACTGGGTCAAAGATCGATACCGCCTTTATGGAGAATGGTGGAAGACGATCCTGATTACTGACGCGACGGACACTAAAGGAAGGTCGGAGCCGGATCGTGTCGCAATCTATGGCTCTATCGATGAAAACAAAATCCTCTTGGCCGCAACGCCAGATTACAAACAAATGATTATTGCATCGGCGAATAATCCAGCGATGGCGGAAGCGTGGCTTTATGGCTCCTGGGAGATTGTGGCCGGCGGCATGTTCGACGACGTTTGGTCGATGCAGCACAATATCGTTGGGAAGTTTGAAATCCCGCCGAACTGGCGCATCGACCGTTCCTTTGACTGGGGCTCCTCCCATCCGTTTAGTGTTGGCTGGTGGGCCACCTCGGATGGTTGCGATTTGACGTTTCCTGATGGCCGCGTTGTCTCGACCGTGAAGGGTGATCTATATCGCGTGGGGGAGTGGTACGGTTGGACAGGGCGCCCGAACCAAGGGCTCCGGATGTTGGCGGTTGATATCGCGAAGGGTATCGTCGAGCGTGAAATGCAATGGGGATGGCGGGATCACAAACACGGAACCCGCGTCATGCCTGGACCTGCCGACAACTCCATCCACGACGTTCAGAATGGCATGTCGATTGCGTTGGACATGGCGAAGCCTGTCCGGGTCGGAAACAATATGCACCAAGGCATCGCATGGACGCGCGCGGACAAGACCGATGGTTCAGTCAAGAACGGGCTAGAGCATATGCGGAAGCTCATGAGGCAGGCGTGGCCTGTCCCTGGTCGCCCGCGCGAACTCCCTGGGCTGTTCATCATCGACAACTGTGAGCAATTCAAGCGGACTGTGCCAAATCTTGCGCGCTCCGAAAAGGACATGGACAAGGTTGATGACAATGCCGAGGATCATGTTTGTGATGAAACGCGATACCGCGTGCGCTTCGTGGGGCAGCAGTCCGGCCAGACGACACATGTAGGTCTTTATTAATCATGGTGGATCTTTATCTCATTACAGGGCCCTGAAGTACGTAGACAGCGATCCGAGCGGATGAAAAAATTGAGGCAAGACCCCGAGTTCAACCGCAAACTTAATGCAGGTAAAGTCAAACGAAGGAAGTGACATGGCCGTCGATAGCAAGCATCCGAAGTACACCGAATTCCTTCCCGACTGGACGAAAATGTCGGACGTTCACAAGGGCGAGCGCCATATCAAAGAGGAGTCGACGAAGTACCTCCCTTCGACATCCGGCCAGGAATCTGACGGGATGAATGCAGGACAGCCGGGCGCCAAGGCTTACACCGCCTATATCACGCGGGCAGCGTTCCCGGACGTGACGCGGGCAGCGGTGGAGGCCATGATCGGTGTGATGCACCACAAGCCCCCGGTCATTGAGCTTCCGAAGGTCATGGAGCCGATGCTCAAGAATGCGACGTTGCGGGGCGAAAGCCTCGAAATGCTGCTTCGCAAGATCAACGAACATCAGCTAATCACCGGGCGCCTCGGTCTCCTGCTCGACGTGAAAGATAACTCGCCAGTCGGGACACTCCCCTATATCGCGACGTATCAGGCAGGCACCATCCTCAATTGGGATGACGGCAAGGTCGCCGATCCGGTTGCCCAGAACCTGAACTTCGTATCCCTCGACGAAAGCGAAAGCCAGCGGATCGCGAACTTCGAATGGGAATTCGTCAAGCGCTATCGCATTCTGATCCTTGGCGACCCGAACGAGAACGAAGCGGCCGACGAAGGCGCCCTCTATCAGGTGACGGTCGTCGAAGGCAACAATACGAAGTTCAATGCCGGGGATTTGATCGCCCCGTCGATCGGCGGCAAGACCCTCGACAAAATCCCCTTCGTCTTCATCAATACGAAGGATATCGTGCCGGACCCCGAAGCGCCGCCTCTCCTGGGCCTTGCCAATCTCGCCTTGACCATCTATCGGGGCGAAGCTGACTATCGGCAGGCGCTGTTCATGCAGGGCCAGGACACGCTTGTCGTGATCGGCGCCGTTGAGGAGAAGTCATACCGGACCGGCGCGAACGCCGCGATCCAACTCCCCGGAGGCCCTGGCAACGACGCCAAGTTCATCGGCGTGGATAGCAAGGGTCTTGTCGAAATGCGGTCGGCCCTTGAAAACGATAAGAAGGAAGCTGCCGCGAAGGGCGGGCAGCTTATGGATACGGCGAGCCGGCAAAAGGAAAGTGGCGACGCGCTCAAGATACGAGTGGCTGCGAGCACGGCAACCTTGAACCAAATCGTTCTGGCCGGCGCCTTCGGCTTGGAGCAACTCCTCAAGATGGCCGCGGAATGGCTTGGCGCCAATCCGGAGGAGGTGGTTGTCACACCGAACCTTGACTTCGCCGACGATGAACTTCTCGGCAAGACCTTGGT